CAACGGCGGCGGGGTCGCCTTGGACTTGACTTTGTCGGTGGCGGGGGTGGCGGTGAACTGTTCGGGCGGCTCCTGGCCGGCCTCGAACGCGGCGGTGAGCGTCGCGCGGTCGTCGTCGGACAGGCCCGCGGCGTCGATGTTCTTGGCTTGCAGCCAGGCATCGAAGGTCATGGTGGGTTCTCCTTGTGGGGTGATGTCGAGGGTGGCCGCTATCTGCATGCGAGTAGACGTGTCCGCACCCAGAGCGACCACCGAGACTTCGAGTAGCGCGGACCGTTGAACGTGAATGAATGGGCCGTCGTGACTGGCGCCGTTGATCGTGCGGGATTGCCCCGCCTTGACGACGACGTATTTCTCGGGGTTGGCCCCGATGGATAGCTGCCAATCGCCGCCGGCCTTGGCTTGGGCGACGATGTTGGCGGCCTTGGGCTCCGACGACAGCACGCGGCCGTCTATCCAGAGCTGCGGGGGCGGTTGCCGAACTTCGGCGGTGACCATGCCGATACGGCTATCGGTGTCGTTGTCATGGTTGGCCAGCAACGGCAGGGCCGCCGGTATCGTCATACCAGACAATTCGACGACGACGGGCATCGGCATGCCCTTCGGTTGCATCTTGCCGCCGCCGTAGGCCATGCCACGAATGCGAACGGCGTCGTCGGCAGCGGCCAGCAGGTCGGCACCCTCGACGATGAATTGCAGGAAGTTCTTCACTGTGCAGGCTCCTGGTCGGCAGGTTGGGTACTGGCCGGCGGCGCGGCAACCGGCGCGGGCGGCAGGCCCATCTCGGCGCGCATGTCCGCCTCCATCTTCTCGCGGGTCAGCCGTTCGCGGATGCCTTGGCGCATCTCGACTTCCCAGTCTTCGCCCTCGCGACCGTATTCGCGGGCAAGGGTGGTCGTGCCGCTGGACAAGCGCTTCTCTTGCGCCGACGCCTCCTTCGATGGGTCAACGTGCGGCTTACCGTCCCAGAACCACCGATGCCGGTATGCCGTGGCGGCCAGCGACACCAGCCGTTCGGGCGCGCCGACCGCCAGCACGTACTCCACCAGCCAGGCGCGGAAAATGCGGTCAAGAACCACGCCTTCGCACTGGTTGCGGTCAATGGCGCAGGCGGTGAAGTAATTCTGATAGTCCAGGCGGCCGGACGCGTAGTTGTAGCCGCTGGAGTTGCCGGCAGCGACGTTGAACGGCATGCCGAGGCAACGGGCAATCTCGTTCAACAATTCGCGCTTGAACTCGCCATACGTGGTCGTCGGCTGTTCGGCGCGAATTTGCCCGAGCTTCCAGCCAGCCGGCATGGTCGTCAGCATGCGGCGTTGCAGGCTGATTTCGTCCATCGGTTCGGGCACGACTTCCGTCTCGCCGTCGGCTGGCGCCTCGGAGTACAGGATGCCGGCGAAGTCGGCGGCGGTCTCGGCGGCTGCCAACACGGCCAGAGTGTAACGGCGAAGCTCGGCATACAGCGGCAGCGCCGGGGTGATCTCTGGCACTCCGCGATGTTGGCCGCCGCGGCCGGGCACAAACCAATGGACCATGTACGGCGCGGCGACGGTCGAGAAGTCGGCGTAACTGGTGTAGTCGTTGCCGATCTCTTCGTCCCGCACGTTGTAGGCCACGGCGTTGCCGTATTCGTCAAACCGGATGCCGTCAACCTCGCGCTCACCCATGAGAAAGCCGCCGGCCGGGCTGGTCACGCGTTCCGGCTCTACCAGCCGAACGTCAAGCTGCACACGGCTCGACAATCCGGGATTGTTGGCGAGTACAGCGAACGCCTCGCCAGAGTGAACGCGCTCAAGCCGCATGGTTCGTAACTTCTCGGCGAGCCCAACGGACAAGCACCAGCCGCGCCATTCGGCCTCGATGTCGGCGTTGAACGCGGCGTCGTCGGCCAGCATCTGGAGCCGCGGGCCAGTGCCGATAACGTCGTTCGCCAAAGTCGCCGCCATGCCGCGGGCGTAGCAGTTGTTCTGGAACTCGTGGCGGGCGCGCTTGCGAAGGGTCGCGCGGACAGACGGCGACGCGGCGGCGTCCGCGGTAAGGTCGCTTGCCTGGCCCCAGTGGACGCGGTTGTCGGCGTTCGTTGCGGCGGCATCGTACCCGGCGCGCATGGTGGCGGGGAATCGGCGTACGGGCGTCGCGTCGGAAATGCGACGCGACATGTCACTGGTCAACTCGTGACCGAACTGGTCAACAATGCGTGCCGCGGCGGCGTTCATTCGCCACCCCCTGCCACGAGTTTGTTGAACCGGAGGCCGCGCGTGGCGGTCTTGGCCACGCCTTCGGCGCTCTTCAAGTACCGGTCCGCGGCGATCTGGTCGGCGATGGGAAACTGCTCAACGCGGTTATCGTCAATTTCGACGACACGCGGAGCGGCGGCGTTCGTTTCGATGATGCCTGTCAGGTCGGCCACGTCTGCAAACTCCTGCTGTGTTTACAGACAAACTATTTACGGCAGACCGTATATCAAGCGCAAAAAGTTCGCCGCGCCGAAAAAGTGCTATATGTAGCAGGAAGGGGCGGTTTTTGCACAGAAATCAGCGTTCGTTCGTGGGACGCTCAAAGCCGCAGTTGCGGCATTTCCGCACGCGGTAGACGCCGCCAGGGCGCTGCTGTGTCCGGTACACGCGCATGTCGTTGCAGTTGCACCGCGGGCAGACGATCCCTCCGGGGTTCTGGAGTTCTGACAGCCGGACTCTTTTCGCGCCCATGTTTACCTCTGCCTCTGGAGTTCGGAAAGCTTTACACGCTTTTTCGGCTTCGTGGTCTTTTCGGCCCTCGTGTCTGGCAACGTCGCCCCCTCGATACTCGCGGCAACCGCAGAGCCAACCAACCCGTCTAGCCAATGGTTGTCGGGCGCCCCTGGTCGCAACCTCCATTCGTCAACCTCGCGATCTCTGCCGGTCGTTGGGATTCGCATTTCACTGTTGGCCAGATGGTCGGCGAACGTCCGGTGGCGCGCGGCCGTTCGCCCCCACAAGGACAAGCATCCAGGGTCGCCGCTGGCGGTGGCCAGCAGGCGGTGCACAAACGTCTTCCACCAGTTTGTGTCCCATAGCACATGCCGGATAGCACGCTTGTCTTTGACGTTGGGAATGCGCCAGTTGAGGCCGACGCGCTCGCCGCGCTTTTTCTTGTATTCGGAGAACGGGATGCTTGCGGCGCCCACGTAGCGGCCGTGACTCGGGATGACAGACGCCGACCACTGCGTTTCCTGGCACCACTTGTAAACTGTGTCGGTTGACTCGCCCCAGTTCGCATCGACCATGAGCCGACCTATCCGCATAGCGGCGCCGTCGTCGCGTGGCCATTCGGCCCCGAGTAGTTGGCCGGCCAGCGTTTCAAGCCCGGCATAGACGGCGCCCATCGGCCCGGCGCCCGGCGCGGCAATCGCCAAGGTTTTCTTGATCCGCCGCAAAGACACGTCTGTCGTCCCCTGGTCCGGATACACGCCGTAGTCGACCACGTACCCGGTGAAGTCGGCCTCCCACGCAGCGACAACGTACCAGAGCGAATTGCCTTGCACGTCGATAAACGCGGTCAACCAATGCGCACCGATTGGCACTGCGCGCTGCTGGCGGCCGTTCAACTTTTCGGAGATTTCCGCAGCTGACATGATCTCGGCGGCGCCGGTATCGTCGGGTAACGGATCGTTCTGGAACTCGGCGCGGAACACGTCCTCGCCGTCGTCCGCAATGACGTTGTAGGCACGCTGGATTGCCGACGCTTCCATCTCCGAACCGTCCGGCAGCACATTCGCAGTCTCTGTGTGCGGCGGGATGACGACGTGCCGACCGGCGTAGGAGTAAGGCAGTGTGGCAATCGCCCCGGCGTCCATGTCCGCGCGGTTGTCGAGGTAGAACTGGTGGGCGCGCCGGGCGTACTTGTCGCCGGTTTGCTGGTCCTCTCGGCGCAAGGCAACATAGCGGTCCCAAAGGTCGTCGCGGTCCGGCATGGCGTCCAAGAAGCGGAATCGCATGCCTCCCCAACTCGGTTGGCGCGCGGGGTCGGTGTATTCGTCGGCCACGTCGTCCACCTCGATGATTGAGCACAACATGACCATCGCGAGCGTCGAGTATTGGCTGCCGAGGTGAGACAGCGCCTTGCCGATGACCTTGCGGCGCTTGCGGCGAATGGCCACCGACCCGGCGGCTTCGTCGCCCTGTGGGTCGTCGGGGATGACTAGATCCGGCCGTCCGCCTTCGTCAAGAAGCCCACGGACGCCAGACTCGATTCCTATGGCTTTTATCCTCGCGCCACCACAACAGAGTTGCGGCGCGCCGGTCGTCCGCAGAACGCTTTCGTC